GACCGGATCGCGCTCAGAGGCGCACAACTAGAGCTCCTAAGGTCGACGTATCGCCGTTAGAGCTGATGATGGTACCTAGGACCCTGACAAGGGGCCCTAGTCCTACTCTCTCTTCCATCGATCGTTGCCGACCGACTTCTGGTGACTGCTCCCCTGTGTAGCTGGGGCCAAGGAGAGGCCTGAAGGAATTCGATAATCTCGCGCTTTGCTTTCGCAGGGAACGAGAGCCTTTTCTTGCACTCTGGCCGTTTTCCGTCCGAGATGACGCATGGAGAATCTGTGACAAAAGTAACCACAAATCCAGGACATGACCCCTTAGTAGGCCTTTAAAGGTGCCTTACCAGTCAACCTCCTGAGCTATTGTTTCCCACTCAGCGGGGGCCGATTGAGAGTCTGGGCTTCGGCTAACAGCCTCCCCTACTACCTCCGAAGGTAGATCGGTAGGTCCAGATTTCTCTGGCTCCAGGGATAGGTCTCGGTCTCCCGAGATCGGAGGATTCTCGAATCTCGCATCGAGTATCGCGTCGTTTTCCATAGGTGTCCCTCGTCCTGAAGTAGGCGCACTTCGCAGTGTGTCCGGAACTGCTAGGTCGGTTCCTACAACTCGGACGGATTTCGCTACCAAGTTAGAGATGCTGTTCCACAATCTTATGATTGCAGAACGTTTGCCTGCTCCGAACTGATCAACAGTTCGCCGGAAGTAGTTCGGCCGTACGGGTATCCCGTCGAGGAGTTCCCGCAGGGCGTCAATCTCTAACCAGATCTCATTGAGATCGTCAAGGGAAGGGGTTTTAAGAGCTGACACTTTGGCTTGGACCTCTCTCAACTTCTCACGGACCTCCATCACGAGAGGATACATCACGTAGAGATCAAACTGATCTCTGACCCAGTTTCCTGGATCCAGCCACTCGCTAGAGCGGCTCCGGGGATCAAGTATCCCCCCGGAAAGGGTTGTTTCCAGCCCTTTAACGTGAGCATCAAGTGACTTCAGTAAGGAGTCGTAGAGACGCGCCCACAAGGCGTTCCCGACTCTTGTCAGGTCCACCTGCTGTGGATCTCTCGATCTACCAGGTTGTCGCTGTAGGAGCCAATCCATTACTGGAAGACCCCATGGCGATCCCGGACGTGAGAGAAGAACAGCTAACCCTTGGAGGTGGGTTCGCGACCCTAGCACAGCTGGGAGCCGCGCTAGAGCCTTATACCCGTAACCTAGGACCTTTGCCGCGACCCTCAATGTCTCCATTAAAGGCCGTTGAGGCAGGCAACGTGTCAGTATCTGTTCTAGGACCGGGAAGTCCGCTTTCGCGGCGCCCAGCGCTAGAAGGGAGATAGGGGACACGTCTTGCCCGGCTATAAAGGTTCGCTTAGCGAACTCAAAAGAACCGGTGGACGAAATCATCGATTTCGCCAGCCCTACACCCACCCCGATTACTCGGAGTAAGTGGAGATACTGCTCGGCTACCTTAGCATCCGCGAGGATGATATCATCTCCAAGTAACGCGTAGTCTCCAAACCACCCAACGATGTCATATGCCCGATAGTGGGCATACTGAACTAGGAGATGGTGAGACAAGCTAAATGCTGCCCAAGATGTTAGCGCACCCTGAGGCTGACCTGTACCATAGTACACAGCATTCGTACCCTTCAAGTCCGCGTCCACAGGCTTCGCGACCTGCCCGTTTGGTAAATGAGAGGGCACAATATAAGCCCGATCGACTAGCAACCGGGCCCATAGTTCGCTTAAGCGAGGCGTCAGGATGAACGCCATCACACTCTGCTCAAGAGGCACCGGAAAACGGTCAGTTGCTGCCGAAAGATCGTAAGACCAGAAGCTCTTATGCCCGGCGGCGATAAGCCGCTTAGCAGGAGCCAGCTGGTCGAACGTCCCGTCTTGAGGAATCCTTCGCAGGATCCTAAAGAGCAGATCATGAACCGGTTTCATGACACATTGAGTCAGATAGTCTACCATCGCGAAAACTCGGATCTTACCTGCTGGTTCCAGTTTGTACCCTAACTTTCCCAGCTCCCCTGTTACTCGGCCGAAGCCGTAGTAATCCGTCGCCGTCGGTTTCCCGGTTTTATACAGCGAGGTATCATACCTGTAAGACTCATTTGTCGAAGCAGGCGCTGTCCCCGGCCACTGCGGGTTCTCCGCATTGGCATCACGGATCCTGAATATCACCTTTCTCCCGGCGTATATGAGTTGGGTTATCACCCTATCATCGACCAGTTTGAGCCACTCTTGCAAGAGCGGAAACAGCTTATGGTCTATCCACACA